TACAAGTATGGGAACTCTTAAACCCGGCGCCACCTACATCTACGAGCGTGTGGACAATCAAGTGTACGCCCGCGAAGCAGGTGCTGATCCCAGTACCAGACAACCAGTTGGTTGGGATTATGATCCAGTGAGTGGCCACCAAGTTGATTACACCAAGCAAACATCAACCGGAGATAGCCAGTGGGAAGGCTTGATGGAAAATAAAATGTGGGGTGACATTCGGCGACTGGCCCGGACCAATCCTGCTTTACAAGACTCCCTGGAACGTGTTATAATGATATACAAACTAATCAAAGTGGACAAGTGAGCGACAAACTAAACATTGCCAATGAGATGCGACAACTGGATCGCAAGAACAGAAACTTCTATCGCGAACTCACAGATGAGGAACGCAAGAAGTTTTCAAACTATCTCATGATTCGTTGGGCGTCATGCGTAGAAGGCTCAAGAGAACTGCAAGAGTTTTATTTGATTGCCACCAACGAACGATTGAACAAACACTTCTTCAACATCAGTCGGCATCCTGAACTGCAATGGTTGTGTGCCACCACAGTGAGTCCAGACATGGGCACACCCAGACACAACTGGATCTCGCCCAAGAAGAAAGAAACTGGTGCTGGAGCAAGTGCCGTTAAAAAACAATTGGCAGAGTTGTTTCCCACATACAAAGAAGATGAAATAGCCCTGCTGGCCTCAATGACCACAAAGAAAGAACTTGATCAACACATCCGAGACCATGGCCGAGACACTAAGTGAACTCACTTGCGGCTACTGCAAGAAAACATTTCGTCGTGCAGAAAGTCTTGTGGTTCACATGTGCGAGCCCAAGCGGCGCAGATCGGAACGATCAGAACGTGGTGTAGAACTGGGCTTTCAATCCTATTTGAGATTCTATGAGATTGCACAAGGATCGGCCAGACTCAAAACATTTGATGACTTTGCAGACTCACCTTACTACAGAGCATTTGTAAAGTTTGGTAGATACTGCTACAATACACGAGCAATCAATCCTGCACAGTTCACAGAGTGGTTGTTGAAACACAACAAAAAGATCGACAACTGGGGCTCAGACAAAATCTACACTGAGTATTTGCTGGACTATTTGAAAGTTGAAGCCGTGGCAGATGCTCTAGCAAGAGCAGTGGAGTTTGGCATAGACTGGAGTGAGACTCACTCAGCGCCGGCCAATGATTGTTTGCGCTACGGCAGCACACATGCCATGTGCCATGCTATCACAACAGGACGCATTAGTCCTTGGGTGATATACAATTCAGACTCGGGACAAAAGTTCCTAGGAGAACTCACAGCAGACCAAGTGTCAATGATATGGCCTTATATAGATAGTGATGTGTGGCAGAAAAAGTTTTCAGACTATGCCGCAGACGCTGAATACGCAAAACTAATATTGAAACAAGCAGGATGGTAACATGATAGGAAACATTGGTCAAACTGGCAAGTATGTGGCAGTCACCGGCGACCCAGGCAGTAACTATGTGAACAACGCTGGTTACATGGGGGTAGGGCAGTTACAATACAACACTGCCACTCAACGGCTAGAAGTATACAATGGCACCAGTTGGCAAATGCTTAATCTGGGTCAGTATTATGTGGGGCTAAATCCACACGCTGAAGCAATACTAGACTGGGCACATAAAAAGATGGAAGAAGAACGAGAAGCACGAGCCATGGCTGAACAGTATCCTGCTGTGGCAGATGCTATGGGTGCTGTTCGTGAGGCTGAACAGCAATTGAAAACCGTTGTGGCATTGTGTAGAACATGATCCACATTGATTTTCAAGGCGGCGCCCACGGAAACTATTTAGAGTTTGTGTGTAACAAAATTGCAGGCATAACCGTTGGAACTCCGTTTAACACAAAAGGTGCGTCACATGCAAAAAAATATACAGGAAAAAAAATATTCTATGCTGATCACTATTCTTTCTGGCCCCGGCCCATGGCGTTTGACAAAATAATCAGCATACAAATTGATACAAATGATTTATTATTATTACAGCAAATCAGTTTGCTTAGAGCAGGTGATTATGGATACGATAACAATCAACTGGAAATAAATACCTTTAACAAACTAGATAATCAACACTATAAATGGGTATTAGAAAATATTCTACAGAATTTTTTTACCGGTCAAATTCAAAACAGTTATAATGCAGTTAGAGATCCGAGCTGGCCTGATGCAACCACATTAGAAGAGTTTGCAAATCTACCTGATTGGATCAAAAAAGAATGTGCTGAGCAACACAAATTAGAGTTGCTGGAACTGTCACCATACCGCCCAGATTGCCCGAGAACAATACTACGTGAATTTTTTCAGATTGGATTCCAACAACCAGAAAATTCTGGGTTCATAGTCCGACAATCACAAGCAAAATATGATTCGACCAAACAGGTGTACTGGTGGCCATATGGATGTTTTTACAACACAACAGAATTCTTACAAGAAATCAAAAAGGTTGCTGACTGGGCAAATATATCGTACAATTGCCAAGATGATATTGAAGAATTACACAATGAGTTTTTGCAAAAACAACCATATAAAAACTCCAAAATTAAATGCAACAAAATTATTAAAGAGATACAGAATAACATGATTCCAAATCTTATGGATATAACTCTAATAGAAGAAGCATATGTCAATGCCAAATTAGAATGGAATTATTTTAAATGAGCAATAAATTTTCAGTATACCAGCATTGGGATCCACTCAAAGTTTGCGTGGTAGGACAAAGTTATCCTCCTGAGTTCTATTCCTGGATCAAAGTATCGCATGTACGACAATTGTTTGAAAAAATTGCAATTGAAACTGAAGAAGACTACCAGGCCATTATACACAAACTTCAAGAATTTGGCGTTGAAGTTTTACGGCCCGATTTACCAACCAATACGTTTGTACACGGAAGACATTATCCGCCACCCATGACGCCAAGGGATTATATGATAATGATAGGCGAAACATTTTATAAAGGATATGATTTAGATTTTAAAAAATTTTATACAAGTGTAAAAGATTCTTCGTGGCCGTTGTGCGAATCGTTTGAAGAATTTTTAACATTGCCATTGCACATACAATATGAATGCAATGAAGTTCACAAATTAGTAGACCTGCGTAATTTTTATGCTAGTTATAATAAAATTTTTGATCGTATTGCTCAACAAGGTAATTGTATTAAAACAACTCAAATTTCTCAAGCGCCTGGCGCATTTATTAGTAGAATTGGCAAAGACTTGTATTTTGGTACGCACTCATATTCTCAAGATCGAACTCAGTATCAAATTGACATCAATGCTGAATTTCCTCACACACGCAATCACATTGTCAACACCGGAGGCCATGCGGATGGTGTATTTTGTCCGGTGTGTCCTGGATTGATAATTAGTTTACAAGATGTCCCAACATACAGAGATACTTTTCCTGGTTGGGAAGTAGTTTATCTCCCAAATCAAAGTTGGGTTAAAATAAAATCTTTCATGCGGCTTAAACAAAAAAATAAAGGCAAGTGGTGGATTCCAGGGTTTGAGCATGATCAAGCAGTAATTGACACAGTTGAAACTTGGCTAGGTCATTGGGTAGGATATGTTGAAGAAACTGTGTTTGATGTCAACATGCTGATTATTGATCCAAAAAATGTCATAGTGTTCAATTACAACAAACAGGTATTTGATGCACTTGACCGTTATGGTATTACACCACATGTGGTACCATTTAGACATAGGTACTTTTGGGACGGTGGTATACATTGTGTTACCACAGATTTACACCGAGAAGGCACCATGCAAGATTGTTTTCCACAGAGAACAGTATGAGTGCAGACATTGATATCGACGTTCCGGATCGTGCTAAGATATTGGAACTGATCCAGCACACACCTGCTAGACAGGTTGTGGATGGCCGGCCACGTAAACACAATTCGGGTATCTACATCACAGACATTCCACAAGACTCAGAACACGGTTGTGCTGCCATAGACTATGAGACTGCGGAGCAGCGTGGCTACTTTAAAATTGACTTGTTGAACATGAGTGTGTATCAGTTGGTCCAAGATCCTGCACACTACGAAGCCATGTTGTCAGCTGTACCTCCATGGTCGCGACTGTGGACAGACAGACCCTGGGCCAGTCAGTTGGTTCATATAGGAAATTATGTGGACCTGATGGTGGCCATGCAACCTGACTCGATACCCAGAATGGCTGCTTTTATTAGTATTATTAGACCGGGCAAGGCACACTTACAAAGAAAGTCCTGGGATCAAGTGTTTGCTGAAGTTTGGGATGGGGATGAATCGCGTGGTTACACGTTCAAGAAGTCACATGCTGTGAGCTATGCTGCCTTGGTGGCACTACATATGAATATTCTTAATCAAGCCGACGCACAAGTGTAATAGATTTGCGCTTGCTCTTTTTGCGAGCAATGTCTATTAGGCTGCACACAGGCCCGTGCAATATTTCCAGATCTTTGTTTGAAAATGTGCGCAAAGTAAAACGGAATTGATCCCAGTCTCTGCGTAAGAATATGTTGATGGGTATGCTACGATTGCTTTCCCACCACCAAGTGTTGGCAAGATCCAAGAATTCCAGTTTGTGTTGTTGTGTGAGCACAGCACCAAAGTCGTAGATGGTTGTGACAGCATCGTCTCTGTTTTGAACTATACCAATATACTCATTGCTGGCGTAAACGCAAAGAGTTATAAAGGGGTATTTTTCCGCCAGTTTTTCAAAGATGTTATTACCCATAAATACGTTTTGAGGATCCTATGTATTCAACCACCATTTACTTATATCAACAAATCATTCG